TGCTCGCGCATCAGGATGTTCGCGGCCTGCCCGAAGGCGAGGTCGAAGGATTCCTGGTTGTCCATGGCATCGACCATGATCTTGGTGCCACGGTCGTAGTCGGCCTCCACGGTCTTCCACACGAGGGATACGCCGCTGTTGGAGGTGTAGCCGCTGGCGCGGTCGTAGTCTCCGAGGCCGCCGACCTCCATCTGCGGATAGCAGAACTCGTGGACGTTCTGGGTGGGGCGCACCTGGGAGGGGGCGCTGTCCAGCACGGAGGTGCAGGCCGCCTGGCGGTACACCTCGTCCAAGATGGTCTGGATGCCCTGGGGCAGGGTGATCTGGTTGGGCATTGGTTTACTCCTTTTCGTTGGTCAGCCCGAAGGTCTCGCGCATCTTCTTCGTGCGCTCGTCTTCGGGGTCGGGGGTCCCCTTGGGCTTGCCCCCTGTGGACTTGCTGTTATCGGTGGACGTGAACAGGTAGGGCGCGGCCTCTTTCAGCTTCTCGATGTCGCCATCGAACTCGCCGAGGCGTGCGCTCGCCGCCACCACGTCATGGCATCCGGCCGCCTTGAGCGCGCTCTCGGTCTTCGCAGTTTCCTGCTCGGCCTTCCACTGCTCGAACTCGTCCTTGAGGGCCTTGTACCCTTCGGCCTCGGCCTTCGCAGCGTCGCGCTCTGCCTCCACCTTCGCGATGTCGCGCTGGTACTTGTGGGCGTTCACAGTGCTGCCGGCAGGTGCAGCAGGCTGCGGTGTCGGCTCGGCTGCTGGTGCAGGCTCTGCGGCAGGTGCAGCAGGCTGCGGGGCGGGTGCCGGTTCCGCCGCAGGGGTCGGTGCCGGCGTAGGCTCGGGCGTGGTCGTGGGTGTCGGTTCTGTTCCTGTCATTGCTTCCAACCTTTCCTTCCGGGGTTTGGTTTCCGCGCTTCTCTGCGCGCTTCGGTACCTGATTGCCGCTCAGGCGGGCGATTGAGACCGTTGCCGCCGTCTCTCGCGCAGTTGGAAGTTTCCCCAAGGTGTCGCCTGGGCATGAAAAAGCCCCGCGCTCGGCGGGGCTTCACGGTTTCGCTAGACTATCGCGTCATCCGGCAGGCCGGGGTCGAACGGCTGCCCTGTGTCGAGGCACTGGCGTATTGCCGCAACGACCTCCTCGTCCGGCGCGCTCATCATCATCATGCGGGGGAAGATGTCCCCGAACTTCGCCTTGTACTCGTCCATGAGTTCGTAGATCAGGTCATCCATCAGATAGCCCCTTTCTCAATCGCTTCGATTATATCCTCGAATATCTCCGCCGACTTCGGCAGGTACTGCTTGAGCACCGCAAGGCTCTCCGGGTTGCCGATGTGGGCGCTGTAGAACTCCGCGAACGCCTCGCGCGCGAGCGCGCCGCCGCCTTTGTCCCAGTACGATGTGCGATGCCCCCAGCCGCCGTCCACCTTGTTGCCGGTCGCGCCGCCGAAGATGTCAGAGAGGTCGGCCTTCTGGGCATCTGTCATGCCCCTGATCTCCTTGCCCACGGCCTCGTAGGCGCGCTGCTTCTTGACGGCCTCCTTGTACTGCGGGTCTTTCTTGACGGTGGCCACGATGCTCTTCTTGCTGGCCTTGATGGCCTTGACCTCCTCTGGCGTGTAGCCGTAGTCCTCCGGCTTGAAGCCTGGGGATGTCACGCGCTGGTACGCGCGGGCATCGTGCCGCAGCGCGGAGAACGTTGCCTCGGATAGCATCCCCGCGTCGCGCATCCCCCTCAGGTCCATGGCGTCGATGAAGGCGGCGGCTTCCGCCTTGATGCGCGCGTGCACCGCATCGACGTAGGCGGTCGCCTCCTCCTTGAGCATCTTGCCGAAGGCGTTGCCCTTGTACTTCGTGGAGGCGTACATATCGCCATAGGGAACGCCTGCGGCACGCTTGGCCGCATAGCCCTGCGCCCCCGTACTGATGTAGTCGATATGGTGGCCGAACTCGTGGAACCACGTGTTCATGGACGGCCTGCGCGCGTCGGCGTAGGTGTTGGCCACGTTGATGCGCACGCCCACGTCGCTGGGCGAGAAGTGGGCGGTGCTGCGGTAGGCGTGGTCGATGAGGCTCAGCTGGTCCTCGTATCGCAGGTACAGCCGCGCCGCCGGCGTGGTGCCCTTGCCGACTAGCTTGGCCACCTTGTCCACGTGCTTGCCTTCCAGCTTCGCATATACGGGGGCGGACCTGTCCACGGCGGTCTTCGCCGCGTGCTGCGCGCCTTTGATCTTGCCGGGGTTTCGCAGCGCGCTCACGATGCTCTTGAAGATGCCCTGCTGGTCGGAGGCTGAAAGCGATGCGAAGTCTGCGGCGGTGCCCCCACGGCTGGCCATTTCCTTGGCTATGGCGGCGCGTGCCGCGCTCTTGGTGATTCCGTTGGCCTTGAGCGTCGCGGATGCGCCAGAGCCGCCCAGGAACTCGTCAACCTTGCGCCCGCTGGCCTTGATGGCGGTGCCCTTCGGCATGTCGCCGGCCCATTCGCGGTTCGGCCTCCTGGTGAGCACTGTGGTGCCGGGCTTTGCCTTGGCGTTGGCGTCGCTGATGAGGTCGCGCATGGCGCTCTGCCGCTCTTTCAGCGTGCTCTGCGCCTTGAGCAGGTTGGTGCGGCTCTCAAGGCTGCCCGTCTTGTCGTAGACCTGCTGCGCGCCCCTCAGTTCCCGCTTGGCCTCGCGGATGCGCCGCTCAAGGTACCGCTGCTGCTGTTCCAGTTCGTACACCTCCGAGCCTTCCAGCCCGCTGGGATGCTGCGGGTTCTGCTCGTATGCCCTCGGCGCTCCGTGTCGGTACGGCCCGAAGCTGTGGCGGCAGTTCGCGCCAAGGAGGCCGTCCACGCTTCCGTAGCGCGTGGCCTCGTAGAAGTCGGCGTACTTGTGGCCGTCTATCTCCACCTCGCCGTGCAGGCTGTAGACCTGCCCCTGCCACGCGGCATGGCTCGGCCTGCTGTCCTCGTGGCTCGATACCTCCACCAGCGTGACCTCGCCGCGCTCCATCCGCTCCAAGGTCATGCGCGCGCCGTCCTGCGCGATCTGCGTGCGGATGTGCCGCCGCACTGCCACGTCCACCTTGTTGGCCACGGTGACGATGCCGGTACTGGCGTTCTGGTAGGTGATGATCGGGATGCCCTCGCGTTCTAGCTTCCTCACGGCGGAGTGCAGTGCCCGCTCCGTGGTCATGGTGCCGGTGTTCACGCGCGTGATGGCCTCCACTGAGGCCGAGAGGAAGGCCTGCTTGGCGCCCTCCACCATCTGGATGTTGTCGCGTGCCAAGATTCTGGCCACGCCGTCAACGGTCGCGGTGACCTGCTGAGGCCATAGCGGCGTGCCCTTGCCCATCCGCTTGATGTCATCGGCATCGGATGCCTCTATCAGGCGCTCGGCGGTCTCGCGCACCCCGGCCGCGATGACCTCGCGCTCGTCGTTGATGTAGTCGCGAAGCTGCTGGGTGTGGGACTGGGCGAGGAGGTTGAGCTCCGTCATGGTCATCTGGTCAAGTTCCTCCACGTTGATGAGGGCGATGACCAGGTGGTCGAGCATCTTGGCCTCTATGTCGTTGTAGACGGCGGCAACCGCGTCGCCAGCCGTCTCGATCTGCTCAGGGGACAGCATTAGAAGCCCGGATCTATCGCTGCGGCCTGGTCGGGCACGGCGGCCGCTGCATCCTCCTCGTTGAATCCGCAGTAGTCCACGAGGTACTTGCGCTTGAGGGCGGGGATGCCCAGCATGCTGATCTCGGTGAGCGCCATGTTCTTGTCCGTCTGCGTGTCGGTGATGACGCTGTCATCGAAGTCGATGGAGACCGCTGCCTGCGTGTCCACCGCTGTGCCGCAGATGCCCTTGCAAACGCCCGCCACGCCGCGCACCAGCGTGGTGATGGAGCCGCTGAGGGCGTTCTGGTGCTTCCTGAGCGTTCTGGCCAGCATGCTGGAATCGCTCACCACCTCGGTGGCCGTTTTCAGGCCGTCCTTGTGGTCCCATGCCCAGTAGTTGTCCCCAAGCCCGCAGGTGAGGGAGAGCATCTTGAGGCCGGCGTTGATGGCTGCCTCGTTGTCGGCCACGCGCATTTCGGGATGCACCACCTTCATCGGGTCGGTGCCCTCCTCGCCGGGAGGCGTGCGGAACACGGTGTCATCGGCCTCGCCGAATGCGGCGTACTCGGTGACCTTGTTGCCGTTCGCGTCCTTCTTGGTCTTCTTCTCGATCATGGTGTCGGTCACGAACATCTTGGGGCGGCCGACTCGCATGTGCACCAGCAGGCTGGTGAGCGCCTCGTCGGTGGCCTTGATGGCGCTGATGCCCTTCTCGAAGATGCTGGCGCCCATCGCGCAATAGCTGAAATGGGGATTCGGGACGGCGGGCTTCACGAGCGCGAAGGTCTGCTCGGTGCTCTTGGTGTCGAGGTCTGCGATAACGCTCTCAGGGAACACCATGCGGTGGCTCTTGATGTCGAACAGCTGCGTGAGGATGTGGTAGGTGCCGTCCAGCAGCACGTGGGCTTGGCATTGGTCATAGTCGCGGCCGTCCAGCTCCACCCGCGTCACGAACGCGCACTGCGTGCAGCTGTCAGCCGACCACGTGAGGGGGAGGCATTGGTGCGCCTCGTAGTCCTCGATCTCCACGCGCGCATCGGGGTGGAGCATCCCATCGTCCGAAACGTCATAGACCCCGCAGGCCCATCCCCCTGTGCCGAGGGCGAAGGAGCGGGTAACGAAGTCGGCCTGGTTAACGCCGAAGCCGCCGAAGTGGGCGGCTATGACTTTCTGCATCCCCTCATCCTCGGCGGTGATGCCCAGCTTCTCGTTCATCAGCAGGTCGCTCCACGCCTCCGCCGCCAGTGCCGCAGGGTGCAGCGTCTCGCGGTCAACGCGGAAGCGGCGCATGTTCCTGCTCACGCTGTAGTGGTACCAGTTGTTGTCGGCCGTGTACCAGCCCCAGTATTTCCCGATGATTCCGCTCATGCGGGTGTCGGGATGGTAGCCCATCATCTTGAGCCATTCGATTGCGAAGGCGAAAGTGCCGCGCTCCTCTGCCATGCTATAACCCCTGCCTAATCCATACGGATGCCGCGTAGCCCGCAGCGTCCAGCGTGTCATCGTCTACCTTTGGCAGTGTCTCCGTAATGTCGCCCGACGGGGTTATGACGTACTCAAGAGCGGGAATCTGCTCAGCCGCGAGCGGGCAGGTGTTCGGGTCGATGACGATCTTGGTGAGGCGGTTGAACCACCGCACGCGCTCGCTTGGGGAGTTCACGCCCTGCTTGTAGGCCTTGCGCGCGTGAAGCCCCTGCTGCTGGTAGTACAGGATCATGCCCTTGGCCGCGCTGTCGCACCAGAGGTCTGCATCCTCCTCGTCCCATTCCTCAAGCCTCTCGGCCAGAAGCGGCGCGGTCTTCGTATCATGCGCCTCGCTGCCTGTGGCGCTGTCTTCATTCAGGAGCCACAGCACGTGCTCGTCCATGTCATAGGCCACGCGCTCGTGCACCCACGGGTGGACGCTGCCGGCATCTACCCCGTGGGCTATGTTGTCCAGCGCCTCGCGCTCCTCGTCGGTGATGGGGCGCACCTCGATGATCTCCGGGTCGATGACGTTGGCCCCCGTGCCCGTGGCCTCGCCGTCGTACTCGTGGCGGTACGCCTTGGGGTTGCGCGCCTTGAGTGCTTCGGCTACGGCGATGAACGCCTCGCCCAGCCACGCCCTCGGCGCATCTGTCCAGTGTGAGCGGTGCACGATGCGGCCCTCCTGGGGCTGCTTGCTCTCGCGGTTGACCCATGCGTTGGCCGATATGGGCGGGTTGTAGCTGAGGAACGTCCACGTGGGCAGGTCGCCGCCGCCGCGCAGCACCGTCTGCTTCACGTTGCGGA